GGGGAATCACTATTGGGGAGACTGAGGTGCTTGGGCGCATGGAGGGGCGAGAATGAGCGAATCCCTCCGCGCATACATCGCCGCCTGCGGCCTCGACGCCCGGCTGGTGATGAACGAACTGCAAGACAACGGCAAATGCTCTGACCTGTGCGTCGAGGTCGAGGACGTAGGCAATGGGGGCGAGTGCTTGCGGTGGTTGTTGGGACGGGATGTGAGGGAATACCGGAGGGCGGGGAAATGAGGGAGGCATACAAACAGAGCGGACATAAGTATCTCGGCAGGAATGTCGGGCGGGGCGGAAGGCAATACAGCAAGATCGTGAAGGCGTTGAAGGGTATGGCGACATTCCAGTTGCTTGATGCGGTGGCGAGGGAGGATGCGAGGCGCAGGCGGGCGCAAGTCGTTGAGCGGGAACAAGTAGGAAACCTTTCCCCTTTCCAAGCGTAGGGTTGCACGCGACTCTCGTCATTTTCCTAAGTGTCCCCTAATCGACGCAAAGGGGGACAGGTTGACAGGCGCAGGGGACAAGATGACTGTCCGCGCCCTTGCCGCAGCCTTGGGAATGTCCCCGAACGGGACGCACAAATGTATTCAGCGCGGGATGCCTACCGAGTCCGTCGAAGCCGCCGAGTCGTGGCGTAGACGCAATGGAAGGAGCAGGCTCGCCAGCCCTGCAAAAGCAATCGCCGCTACCGCAATCGTCGGAGCCATCACCGCCCCGGCACAGCCGCCCGAAGTGATCGACGCGATGAACCGCCGCGCGGAGGAAGCAATCGAAGAACCCGTCAAGACCTTCACCGATACCGATAGTTGCCGCGAGGCACTTAACGAGCAGCGGCAGCTACGCAAGCACGCAGCCGCGCAAGTCGCCCGCCTTCACCACTCCGGGGACATCGAAGCCTCCCGCCGCTGGTCGCAGACGCATCAGCAATATTCGGCCAAGCAACTTACCTACGAGCGGCAATGGCGCGATCTCCTTGAGCGCGACCGCCGCACGATTCAGATCGAAGACGCCGACCGCACCTTCCGCGCCGTCCTGCAAGACGTTCGCACCCTTGCCGCCTCCATGCCTGCGGCCCTCGCCGCCAAGGTCAACCCGCAAGACCCCGTCCTCGCGCAGAAGCTCTTGGAGGAGTGGCGCGACAAGACCCTCTTCAAAGCCATTTATGAAAACCGTAACACTGCCACTTGATAAACTCATCGCCTATGCGGGCAACCCGCGAAAAAACGATCATGCCGTCGAGGCCGTAGCCTCTGCGATCAAACGCTTTGGCTTTCGCGTCCCGGTCTTGGCGAAGTCTGACGGCTCGCTCATCGACGGGCATCTGCGCGTAAAGGCCGCAAGGCATCTTGGAATGGAGGAAGTCCCGGTCGTTCTGTGTGATGACTTGAGCGAGGCCGACATTAAGGCTCTGCGGATCAGCATTAATCGCATGGCCGAACTGGCGGATTGGGATAAACCCTTGCTCGCTGCTGAACTGCAAGGCTTGGCCGAGCTTGGCGTGTCGCTTGAGGATAGCGGCTTTGGAGAAGCCGACCTCGCCAGCCTGCTTGCCGAGACGAAAGAACCGGACGCCCCGGAGGACTTCCCGGAAGTCGGGGAAGGAATCAGCACAGAGTTTAAGTGTCCGCGATGCGGCTACGAATGGAGCGGACAACCGCGATGACCAAGCCCCCTTATCGCGTCCCGTCGATGACGGAGATTGCCGCAATCCCGTGGAACGGATTTACAGCGGCATCGACCTTTAGCGGGTGTGGCGGGTCTTCTCTCGGATACCGCATGGCAGGGTTTCGCATTCTCTATGCGAACGAGTTTATCCCGGCAGCACAAGACAGCTACCGAGCTAACGCTGCCGACTACACCTTCCTTGATACGCGCGACATCCGCACGGTGCAGCCGCACGACATTCTCGAAAAGATCGGCCTTGCCCCCGGCGAGCTTGACCTATTCGACGGCTCTCCGCCCTGCGCGTCTTTTTCAACGGCGGGCAAGCGCGAGGCTGGGTGGGGCAAGGTTAAGAAATACAGCGACAGCGAGCAACGCACGGACGATCTTTTCTTTGAGTTCGCCCGTCTCTTGCGCGGCTTACAGCCAAAAACCTTTGTCGCGGAAAACGTCAGCGGCCTCGTCAAAGGAACGGCCAAGGGTTATTTCCTCGAAATTCTCCGAGAGTTAAAGTCTTGCGGCTATAAAGTCGGATGCAAGGTTCTTGACGCGCAATGGCTCGGCGTCCCGCAAGCGCGGCAGCGCACAATCTTTGTCGGCGTGCGGAGCGATTTATCCGCAGAGCCATCGCATCCCGCTCCACTTCCCTACAGATATACAATTAAGGATGCGCTTCCGTGGATAGTCAGCGCAGAGGAAGACACAGGGGGCGCGTGGGGCGCTGGAGACGTAACACATCGACCAAGCCCAACGATCCGCGCTGGTGGAGTTGGCCATCTGTATGTCGAAGCAGAATCCGACATCAGTAAATATTGCACCGGAAAAGAATGGGGAACGCTTAAAGAAGGAGAGCAGTCAGACAAATACTTCAACTTAGTCCGAGCAGACCGGGACAAGCCTTCGCCAACAATTTGCGCTTCGCACGGAAGTCCTGGCATTGCCTCAGTAACGCATCCGACTGAGCGCAGGAAATTTTCGATCGCAGAGCTAAAACGCATCTGCGGCTTTCCCGATGACTTCAAGCTTGTCGGCACCTACGCACAACAATGGGAGCGATGCGGTCGCTCTGTCCCGCCTGTCATGATGTCGCATATCGCTGCGGCTGTGCGGGATTCTATCCTCAAAAAAATATGTGTGGAATAGCCGGAACCTTTGGCGGATCGCAGGCAGAAGTAGAGGCGATGATGCGTCGTATAGCGCACCGGGGGCCAGACGGCTCTGGCGTCTATGCGGCAGGCAATACTATTCACGGACACGTTCGGCTGGCTCTTCTTGATCTTACAGAAGCATCATCGCAGCCGTTTTTGCGAGGCGCAACGTGCCTTTCCTTTAATGGGGAAATATGGAATTTCCAAGAGCTACGCAAACAACTGGAAGCACAAGACCAAGTGTTTCGCACGACAGGCGACACGGAAGTTCTATCGGCAACCCTGCAAGCTCTTGGCCTTGAAAAAGGAGTGCAAGCTTTAGATGGAATGTTCGCTTTTGCGTGGACCGATGCAGACAACATGAGCTGGTTAGTTCGTGATGCGTTTGGCAAAATTCCCCTATATCTCGCAAAGCGCGGGGCATCTTATTACTGGGCAAGCGAGCGAAAGGCTTTTCCTAAGGGCTTACAACCTATTGCTGTTCCGCCCGGTCATGCGTTCTGTTTGAATAGCGGCCAATGGTCGAAATGGTATTCACTACCGCCCGCAACTGAAGCCACTCCGCAACAAGTCTTGCAGCAGCTACGGGTCGGAATCAAAAAACGGCTTACAGCAGACGCCCCGGTGTGTTGTCTTATATCGGGCGGGCTTGATAGCAGTTTGATTCTCGCGCTGGCAAAAGAAGTTGCGCCATCTGTAACCGCATTCACTGCTGTCTTTCAAAAAGACTCAGAAGATGCACAAAGCGCGCGGCGGTTGTGCTCTGATTTGCAAGTGCCGCTTGTGGAGGTTCCTGTTGTCTGCGGCCCGGAATCTATCGCTAAAGCTATTCGCAGCATCGAAATCGCATCAAAGGCGCAAATCGAAATTGCCGTCCTGTGCATTCCGCTGGCCGCTGCAATCGCAGAGCGCGGATTTAAAGCGTGCCTGTCTGGTGAGGCAGCAGATGAACTGTTCGGAGGCTATGGGAATTTTTGCATTAAGGCCGCGTCTGCAACAGAAGCACGGATCAAACAACTGCGGCTTGATAGTCTTGCAAAAATGTCTCGCGGCAATTTTGTGCGATGCAACAAGGCTTTTATGGCGGCGGGCGTCGAGTGTCGTTTGCCCTTCATGGAGCAAACATTAGTCGAATCAGTCATTCAGCTTGGCAAACAACAGTCACCCCCCGGAAAGATTTTGCTAAAGCAGGCGGCGGAAGGAGTGCTGCCCCGGTGGATTGTGAAAAGAAATAAAGACACATTCCAAGGCGGCAGCGGAATAAGTGAAGCCGTTTCCCGGCAAATTGCTAACCCGATCAAGTTTTACAACACAGAACTCAAGAAACAATACGGCTACCTGCCGAAAGACTAACTATGATTATTCCGCGCGATTGGACATTTAAGACATCGGACGTTGCCGGGGCTTTCGACCGCCATGTGCGCGAGCAGCTTCCTTGGTATGACCTTACAACTGGCGTTGTCGCTCATGTCGCGCGTCACTACATACCGGAAGGCGGTAGGGTCTATGATATAGGCGCGAGCACGGGAAACATCGGCGCGGCGATAGCGGAAACGCTTGTCGCGCGGCGTGCCGAGTTTGTCCCGATAGACAACTCCGCAGCGATGGCCGACATCTATTGCGGCCCCGGCGAGCTTGTAGTCGCAGATGCCGCTGACTTTGACTATCAGCCCTTCGACCTCGCTGTTCTTTTCCTTTGCCTTATGTTTGTCCCGCCTGCGAAGCGCGCCGACTTTATCGCGCGCCTCCGCGAGCGGCTACGTCCGGGCGGGGCGATCATCGTCTTCGACAAGTGTGAGCCTGCAAGCGGCTACGTTGCGACGGTTCTCTGGCGTTTAGCGTTAGCCGGGAAGGCGGCAGCGGGAGTCGAGGCCAAGGAGATACTTGCCAAGGAGCTTTCCCTCGGTGGTGTGCAGCGTCCTATCCGCCCGCGCGAGCTTGATCCCGCGACCGAGATATTCCGCTTTGGCGACTTCGCGGGATGGGTCATAGAAAAATGACCCTCACAGCACAACTTGACCGCAACCTCCGCGATGTCTTTGCCCCTATCGACAACCGCGAAGTCTGGGAGTGGGCCGAGGATGAAATCGTTTTAACTCGCCGCCAAACCGAAACGCCGGGGCCGTATTCTACCCTACTCACGCCCTACGTCCGCGAGCCGCTTCAAGCCTTTGCCGATCCTGCCGTGACTGACCTATGCCTGTGCTTTGGGTCACAGACAAGTAAGACTACGGCAATGATGATCGGCACAGCATGGCGCATGGTGAATAACCCCGTGCCGTCGATCTGGGTTATGCCTTCGGAACACTTGGCCCGCTCCTTCTCCGAAAACCGCTGGCAACCAATGGTCGATGACTGCGACAAGCTGCGCGCCCTCAAGCCAAGCAACGTGCATCGCTTCAAGACCCTTGAGCAGCAATTCCGCGATTGCACGCTGACCTTCATCGGCTCCAACTCTCCCGCGAACCTTGCCTCGCGCCCTGCGGGTCTTCTCGTCATGGACGAGACAGACAAGTTTGCCATGCCGAGCGAGCGCGAGGCTGGGGCCGTAGCCTTGGCCGAGAACCGCACCAAGAGCTACACCAACGCTCTGCGCGTAAAGTCCTCGACGCCGACCACCCCGGAGGGGGAAATCTGGCAAGCCTTTCAGCAAGGCGACCAGCGTTTCTTTTTCGTCCCGTGTCCGCATTGTAACGCCATGCAGCGCCTGCTCTGGGGGCAAGTAAAGTGGGACACCGCCGCGCGCGGGGAAGACGGCGCGTGGAACGAGGACACTGTGCGGGCCTCGGCTTACTACGAGTGCGAAGCGTGCAAGGGTAAGATCACGGACGGACACAAGACCCGGATGCTGCGCGCCGGGGAATGGCGGGCGACAAACCCTAACGCCGCTGCCGGGAGGCGCAGCTATCACCTCAATTCGCTCTACGCCCCGTGGCGGTCGTGCGGCTTTGGCGAGCTTGCCGTTATCTTCCTTCGGCAAAAGGCCTCACTCCTTGGTCTGCAAGATTTCGTCAACGGCGCGCTGGCCGAGCCGTGGGTCGAAGACGCCGACAAGGAGCAAGAGGTCAAAACCGCCGCCAGCGATTACTTGAGCGGCGACCGATGGGACGAGGCAAACTTCTCCGCAATGACCGTGGACGTTCAAGACGCCGGGGGCCGTCACTTCTGGTGCGTCATCCGCGATTGGTCAAAGGACGGACGCTCGCGCGGAAGATTCGCGGGCCGGATCGAAACGTGGGATGACTTGGAAAAGCTACGCGAGGAACACGAGATTCGCCCGCCTTGCGTCTTTGTCGATTCCGCCTTCGCCTCGCGCGAAGTTTATTTCGCTTGCTGCCGCTTTGGCTATGTCGCCCTGCGCGGTAGCGACAACGAGAGTTTCACGTGGAACGACCAAGGCCGCAAAGTGCAGCGCGCTTACGCCCGCCCGGAGCGCGGCGATCCTGCGGGCGGGGGAAGATGGGATGCCGGGACGCTCGCGCGTCGAACGTGTCCGCTGATTAAATTTTCCGCGCCTACGTGCGAAGATATCCTCGACGCACTACGCCGCACCGAGCCGCCGCGCTGGGAGTTTCCGAAAGACTTCCCGCTCGATTGGCACGAACATCTCGCCAGCACGGTGCGGAAGAAACTCCGCAACGCCGTGACGGGGAAGGTCACGACAAAGTGGAGCGTGGTGAAGGGGAGGCCAAACCACTTGCGCGACTGCGAGAAAATGCAGGTAGTCGCCGCCCTGCTCGCTAAGGTCTTAACCCCCGCCGCCGAGCGCCCCAAAGAGAAGGCGACTACGTAAAGCGGTCATTTGCAGGGGTTTAGGGGGGCGGAAAAAAAGATGAAAAAAGGTGAAACTTTTTCTTTACAAAGGCAAGCGGTTGCCTTTATCTTGAGGGAGTAATGAAAACACAGAACAGCAATCAAAACATCAGCACCAAGACCGACCTCCTCATCAACGTCAAGGCCCGCCAGATCATTTGGGCCGACTGGATGCAAGAGGCGACCAAGGGGCTGACCGAAGCACATCGCGTCGAAGTCACAACGCACCACACGCCGTTCGGCAACTACGTCATCGGCATCAAACCCGTCACCGAATAATCCAACCAAACACAGAACAATGAACATCCAAGGAATCATCACATTCAAAACCGCCGAGGCGTTGGCCGAGTTCATCGCTGCCCTCATCCCTAAAAGCACAGCCGTCTTCAACGTAGTCGAGGACGCGCACAACGGAACCTTCACGCTGGAGTTTACTGGCGGCTACTAATCCAACAACCAACCAAACACAGAACCATGAGCAAATACATCAACGACTGGAAACCCGAAACGAGCAGCCTGCTTGACTCGCTGCAAAATCACGGCCTGCAAATCAGCAGCGTCGATAACGGCGAATATCGCATGAACTTTGATCAGCGCGATATCGACCTCTTCATTGAAGCCTGCACCGCTTGCGACGAAGCGTGGCTCAAGGTTCGCACGCCGGAAGGCAAGACCAAGGTTATGTATTTGATCTACGGCAACAGCCCCGGCGAACTCGTCAGCGACTACAACGTCTGTCCGCTAATCGACGCTGCGACCGACGAGCACTACAACAAGTGGGAAGGCAGCAAGCAACCTACCAAGCCCGCGCCTATCCGGCTGGAGTGCGTTGCCTGACCTCCCTCCCGCCCCCGCAAGTCGGGGGCGGCATGGGACGCCAGACGGCGAACCACGATCAGCGGCGGCAACCGCTGAAATAAAAAGAAAGAACACAGAACAATGATAAGCACAATCGAAACTACCGGATCACTTAACCGCGATCCTCTCACCGCCGAACACGGCGCATCGACAGTCAGCGACCGCTACGGGTTTGTCTCGACCCGCACGTTGCTGGATAACCTCCAA